GTAGGAAGCTTTTCAACTTCAATATCATCAATCCCATTGTACAATCGATCTCAGGCCATCAAAGACAGATGCGTAAATCTACGATCTGTGTTCCTATAAAAGGAGCCAGCCAGAAGACTGCCGACCAACTTACGAAATGCCTCTTTCATGTGCATAAGAACGGGGTTTATCAAACTTACAGCGACGCTTTCGAGCAAGGAGCCCTAACTACGGGGCTCGGATTCGTCGCTCTCTATAAAGATCTAGCAGATGATCCCATTTCTGGAGATATCAAGACCCGATACATAGACATGAAGTCATGCTTATTCGATCCATATATGCGAAAGCATGATATGAGTGATTGTCGCTTTTTCTGGACGCGCAATTTCTACAACAAAAATGATGCGGCTTTAATCCACCCAAAACTAGCTGACGATATACTTTCGCTTCCTAAGGGCTCCTACAGAGATGACAAATTCTACTACATGCCCGAAGTCTATCAAATCCAATTCCCTGATCTTATAGCGCTGGATGAATATTGGTACCTGGCTTCTAGAGAGGCTACGTATCTCGTTCAAAAAGATACAGAAGAGTGTCAGGAGTGGAAAGGCGATGAAGAGCAGCTTCGTGATGTTATGCAGAAGTTTTCAGGCGTTTTTGCTGTCATTAAAAAGAAGCGTCAAACTGTGCGTAGAAGCATATTCGTTAACGACCGTGTACTTTTAGATGAGGCAAATCCCTATGGAATTGATCGCTACCCTATTGTCCCTTTCCTTGGATATTTCACCCCTGACACTCCTTACTATGCATACAAGTTTAGAGGGATTGTCCGTGACATGCGGGATGCTCAATATCTTTTTAACCGCCTCAAGGTTTCTAACCTGGATATTCTGGACGCTCAACAACAAGGTCTAAAGATTCGTCAGGGCTCGCTCGTCACGCCAGAAGATGGTCTTAATCAAGGTCACGGTAGAATGCTGACATACAAAAAGGACGCAAGTCCTGACGATATTCAGCAAATGGATATTCATCCGCCATCTCCCGTGATGCTACAGATGGAAGAATCTCTCATGAATGTAGCCCATAGAATAGCTGGCGTTGATCCTAGCTCTATGGGTATTGATGTCGATGACAAGGCTGGAATCATCTCAATGATGAGACAGGCGGCCACGGCACGCAATCTACAAAGGCTTTTTGACCAGTTTGATGAATCTCAGAGGCTATGTGGTGAGATCATGGTCGAGATGATCCAGAACAACTGGACATGGGGAAAAATAAAGCAAGTCTGCGGCGAAGACCCTACAGAAGAATTTGATAGCAAACTTTTCTTAAAATATGACGCAAAAGTCGTTCAAGGTGCCCTCACAGAGACACAGCAACAGCTAGAGCTTGCTCAACTCTTGTCAGCTCGTGAGATACTTGGAGACCTGATTGATCCTAAACTATTGCTTAATGCCATGACCCTACAGAATAAGGACGAGCTCCTTAAGAGTGTTGCAGAGCGCGAACAGGCTCAACAGCAGCAGCAGCAACAGATGGCACAAGCACAAATGCAACAAATAGAGGTTGATAATGCCACGAAAATTGGTTACGCCAAAGCCGAAGAAGCCCTTGCCCAAGAGCGTCTTGCCAAAATCCAAACCGACATTGCCGTCGCCGAAGAAAAAATGCGAAAGTCGCATCAAGAGGATACTCAATCGCTTCTCAACGTGGCTAAGATCCTTAAAGAGCTCGAAGGGCTAGACATAAACAATCTCAAGACAAAGATTGATACATTACATCAGATTAACAACTTAGACTTTGACCCTCAAGGCTCAGAAAGGGCTAGACAAGAACATGCAGCTTTATTAAATACAAATCAAACACAAGGAGTGTGAATCATGGATAAATATAGCAAAGAACAAGGGAATATGTCCCCAACTGTTGAAAACTACCAAAAGCCAGCTTCTAACTATAGCCAAGAAGGCTTTAGCAAGACAACACAATACATCGAGAGACAAGATGCATATGTGAACAAAGAAGCTTCTGAAGTACGTAAGCAGGCTTACAAAGGGCGTTACTCATAATGAAAAAGTGCGCACCTATGGTCAAGAAGCATCTTAAAGAAGATATGAAAGAGTACAAAGAGATGGCAAAAGACGACAAGAAGCTTATAAAAAAGCTTGGCACTAAAGGCAATCCCAAAGTAGGAAGAAAATAATGGCAAAGGCTAACAAAGTCGAAGTTCAGAAGGGTGAGATTAAAGCTCACACTCCTACGATGAAGACAATGACCAGAAAGGAAACCACTCGCGAAGACAACCAGAACTATGCTGGTCGTCGTGATGGTCAAATCTGCAAACTTCATATGCCAAAGCAATGACTAAAAGCTTATATGGTGATCGCGATACGGTAGGAACAACCTACCTTAAAGCGCAAAAAGAAGGAGATAAAGAAGTAACTGTAGGCGATATGCGCCGTGAAGTTATGTCCTCTCTTGTTGAGGATTTAAACGACACCATTCGTTCTAATCCTTTTCAAGATAGAGCTTTTTTTATCACCATACATGAATCCAAAGATCTGCAAATGAAATCTTGTCTTCGGAGAAGGATGTTGACGACTCTATATCGTCCATGGCCCGAAGACGACACAGTAGTCTTCTGGACAGATCCTAAAGCGTGTAAAACGCTATTTTGCTGGTGTTTGCCACACTGGACCGACATGGACAATATCTTAAATAATCCGATGCTATATGAGACAGATTATGTTCAACTCATCAAATCTTGGAAGAATCTTGAACTCCATCCTTTTGGTTTCAAGAAGAATGAAATCGGAAACTGGGTGCCAAATCCAGAGTTCAAAGATAAAGAACTTACCGTCGCAAAACCCAACCTTATCATCTACTAGCTCCAAGGGTCCATATAGATCTGTATGTTTCTGAACCAATAATTTCTATTTCTCTGAGCATCAGCAACTTTTTCGCATAGGTTGGAACAAAACTTCCTTCTTCCCTGTGGTACATCCTTAGAGCATCTTTTGCAGGTATTCTTTACAACCACAATTACACTCATTTTCTCTTTATAAATGCATTTGAAGCAGATGTTCTTGCCTAGAAAATCTTTCTCGGGTCTTTCAGCTTTACATGAGGGGCAAATCATATTTGTGTCTTCTTCCTTGCTATTTAATAAATAGTTATTTATCCCGCAAGTATAGGTTGCCATCATCCTTCAAATGATGTGTTGGCGTAAAAGCGACTCGCCCTCGCAAAAAGGATTGTACATACATGGAAGAAGAGGTTCTAAATAGCGTAGTCCAAGAGGTCGCACCTCAAGAAACTGAAAACAACCATGCTGAAGCCCAAGCGGAGGCTCCAATACAAAGAACTGTGGAAGATTCACAGGACAGAAATTGGAAGGCCGTACGTGAAAGGCAGAAAGAACTCGAAAGAGAGCTGAAACGAAGAGATGAGATGCTTGAGAATCTACTTAAAGCGCAGATTCAAAATGCACCTCCTAAGCCACAAGAGGTAGACGAACTTGATTCTATTGGTGATGACGATTATGTGCCCAAGGCCAAGAGCAAAAGACTTGTCCAAAAAGAACTCGACCCTCTCAAAAAAGAGATCGAAGAACTTAAAGCACAAATAAACCATCAAAAGCAATCGGATCAAATCAGCAACCTTAGACGGCAGTATTCAGACTTTGACGAGGTGGTTAACTCCGAAACAATGGCCCTACTAGAACAACAAGATCCCGAGTTAGCCCAGACAATAGTTGATCTCAAGGACCCGTACAAAATAGGCATACAAACCTACAAGTACATAAAGGCAATGAATCTACAAGCTAAAGTGCCAGATAGCCGTAGGTCAAAGGAAATTGATCAGAAACTAGAGAAGAACGCTAAAACCGTTCAAAGCCCCCTAGCCAATGATAAACGTCCAATGGCCCAAGCCTTCAAGCTCACAGATGCTGAAAAGAGTAAATTGCAAGAGGAAATGATGCACTATGCAGCATTTGCTTCTTCAGTTCCTGAGATGGGCTAGTTTGGTCTACCGGACAAACAAAGGCTAGAAAATGACAGTATCAATTTCGACAATGCCGCCGCAAATACAGCAGCGGTATAACGCGAAGCTGTTGTCAACTCCAGAGCGCAATTTGATTCACAACCTTTTTGCGTCTCCGGTTGAGTTACCTGACAACCAAGGCTTCATCGATAGACAGTCTCGTTATGACAGACTAGATCTATTCCCAGTTCCTCTAGATGATGCACAAAACAACCCGCCATCTCAGCAGCTAAACAGAGTTGACGTGGATTGTCGTGTGCGTGTCTATGCTACTTATATTGTTCTTACGCGTCAAGTGACGATCACGAACGAAGACCCCGTATTGAATAGCGCAGCCGCTCGTCTTGGACAAGCAATGCGTGAAACACAAGACGTTCTTCAGCGTGATAACCTCGAAGCTACAGCTTCTGTAATCAACTCTGTTGGCGGCACTAACGGTGACCTTCCTACAGAAATGTCTATCTCAGACGTAGATGATGCAGTTGCAGTTCTTCAAGGTAACTCTGCCGAATACATCACTAACATGATGGGCGGGGAGAACAAAATCGGTACAGCGCCTATTGGCGACGCCTACGCTTGCATGTTGTCTACAAGAATGATTCCTATCATGAACAACATGTCTTCAGGCAACTCAAGCTTCACAAAG